ATTAATACTTCTACAATGAACAAAAACAAAAAAAGGTCGTACAAGAAATACAGAGGACAAGGTAAATGACAACAACTAATATTACGAATGTTTCAGACGCAGCGTGGAGTAACAATAACCCTAACGAGTTAGATTACTTGCGTCCTAATGCGTTTAAGTTTCAAATACATAACATTCCTAATGTCAGTTACTTTTGTCAGGCAGCTAACATACCAGAAATTAACTTGCCACCTGCACAACAACCTACACCACTAGTAGATATCCCACATCCTGGAGATAAACTAGAATTTGGTGTATTAATGATACGATTCCTCATACAAGAGGACATGAAAAACTATAAAGAACTATATGATTGGTTAATTGGTTTAGGATTTCCTGAGGACCACAAACAATACGCAGCTTATGGCAAAACACAAGAATATAGATTTCCAGATATCAATCCTACAAAACAAGCATCACTAGGACAGTTTTCAGACGCATCATTATTCCTATTAGATTCAAATAATAACTTACAAACCGAATTTCAATTTAGAGATGCTTTTCCTGTTAGCTTACAGGGTTTAGATTTCGAGATTTCCTCAGGCCAAACAGATTATATGGTAGGTGTAGCCATGTTTAGGTACAGAGACTACATCATTAATACAACTGTTTAACCAAAAGGTACAATTAGTCCTTGACTCTTACTAGTTAAGGTCATATAATGTGTATATTATGATAACTCTACAAGAATTACAAAACATGTGGCAGGAAGACTGTAAGGTTGATGAACTTAACCTTGGTCAAGAGTCTACTCGCATACCAGAACTACATTCCAAGTATCTTAATCATCTAACTACATTTAGATTACAATGTAGGAAAGCACAAAGCTCATTATATAGTATGAGACGCTTGAAATGGAAATATTATCGTGGAGAACTAGATCAAAAAGAATTAAACGATTTAGGTTGGGATCAGTACTTAGGTAATGCTCCCTTAAATAATCAGATGAATGATTTTTTAGATACAGATGAAGATGTTATTAGATTAACTGACAAATTAGAGTATTTAAACACTTGTATGTCGCTCTGTGAGAGTGTTTTAAAGTCGATTTCTAGTCGATCTTTTGATATTAAAAATGCTATTGAGTGGACCAAGTTTTCAAATGGACTCTTATAGTGAAAAATATTTGGCCGGCATCTAGGAGCAAAAAAAGTTGATCAAAGTAAAAAAGAAAGACGAAGTATATTTAAAGGTTGATACAGACTTAAGCACTGATCAAGAAATATGTGACTTCTTTACTTTTGAAGTTCCAGGTGCTAAGTTTATGCCACTATATAGAAACAAAATGTGGGACGGTAAGGCAAGACTATATAGTATGTACACCAAAGAGTTATATGTTGGTTTATTGCCTTACTTAAAAGAATTTGCTGATACATTAGAGTACGATATAGAAATAGATGTACCTAGTATTAGTGAAGATATAGACATAGATAAATTTACAGAAGAATTGAGGTTACAATCAAATGGGAAACAAATCGAAGCACGAGATTATCAGCGGGAAGCAGTTAGACATGCTATTAAAGAAGGTAGAACACTTCTCCTTTCGCCTACTGCTAGCGGTAAGTCTCTTATTATTTACAGTCTTATTCGTTATCACCAGTTAAAAGGTAGAAAGCAATTAATTATTGTGCCTACTACATCACTGGTAGAACAAATGTATGGAGACTTTCAAGATTATTCAACAGCTAATGGTTGGAAGGTACAAGAAAATTGTCATAGGATATATGGTGGTAAGGAAAAGTCAAATGAATATCCTATAACAATAAGTACATGGCAATCTATATACAAGTATCCTAAGAAATGGTTTGAACAGTTTGATGTTTTTTATGGAGACGAGGCACACTTGTTTAAGGCAAAATCCTTAACAACTTTAATGAATAAATGTGTTAATACACCTTATAGAATAGGAACTACAGGAACATTAGACGGAACTAAGACACACAGATTAGTATTAGAAGGTGTGTTTGGACAAGTACATAAGGTTACAACTACTAAAAAACTAATGGATGATAAACAACTTGCTAATTTAAAAATTATTTGTTGTACATTAAATTATCCAGACGAGGTTAGGAAACAAGTAAAAGGATATAACTATCAAGAAGAAATAGATTGGATAGTTACATGTCCTAAACGAAATGAAATTATTAAGAACTTAACTATTGCACAAGACGGCAATACTTTATTACTGTTTCAATATGTAGAGAAACATGGCAAGGTATTATATGAGATGCTTGAGAAAGCAGATAAAGATAGAAAAGTATTCTTTGTATTTGGAGGTACAGATACAGAGACTAGAGAAGAGATTAGAGCATTAACTGAAAAAGAAAGTAATGCTATTATTGTTGCCTCATACGGCACATTTTCAACTGGTATAAATATAAGGAACCTACATAATATTGTCTTTGCCTCACCTAGTAAGAGTAGAATAAGAAACTTACAAAGTATAGGAAGAGGATTGAGGAAAGGAGACAACAAAGTTACTTGTAATCTTTTTGATATTGGTGATGATTTATCGTGGAAGTCTAAAAAGAATTACACACTTAATCATTTAATAGAGAGGATCAAGATTTATAATGAAGAAGGCTTCGATTATAAACTTGTTAAAATAGATGTCTAAAGAAATAAGTATAGTTAAATTAATGGATGGGTCTACAGTAGTAGGTAGGATAGAGTATGGCACAGACTGCATTGAAATAGAACACCCAATAGAATTAGTATCAAATGTCACACCTGTAGGTGCACATATAGGTGAACAAATAAGTTTAAGACCTTGGATGGCAATATCTGATGAAACAATATTTGTCGTAGAAAGAATGCAAATAATTACAATAGGATTATTAGGTGAAGACTTTGAAGGCGGATATGAAAGAATGGTAGAAACAATTTATAACCAACCTACTCATTGGTCTGGAGACTTATATAAAGCAAACGAAGAAGATAACATAGATGATTTAGATATCGATACACTAACAGAGTTAGCAGACGCGGTACTGAAAAAACAAATACATTAGGAGTATATTATGGCTAAAAGGAGAGATCCAAACTCGGCACACTACATAGACAACAAGGAATTCCTTGCAAGGATATCAGAGTATCGAGAAAAAAGAATTGAAGCTGAGGAATGTGGAGAACCTAAACCTCAGGTAACAAATTATCTAGGAGAATGCTTTGTTAAAATAGCAAATCACCTAGCATACAAATCAAACTTTGTAAATTATACATTTAGAGATGAAATGATTTTAGATGGTATTGAAAATTGTCTTACATATATGGACAACTTCAATCCTGAGAAGTCTAAAAATCCTTTTGCATACTTTACACAAATAACATATTACGCATTCATTAGGCGTATCCAAAAAGAGAAAAGGCAAATGGAAACTAAGTTCAAATATATTAAGAGCTTAGACATTGAACAAATCTTAGAACAAAGTGATGGTGAAACTCATACAAACGAATACCTAAGTTATATGAGAAACATCATTGAACAAGCTGAAGCAGATAATGCTAAGGCTGATGAAGCTAATAAAGATAAAAAGGTAATTAAAAGAAGGCCTAAGTATTTAGATGAAAAGATTAAGGCAGAAGAGGCAGCTGCTAAGGAGAGGGAAGAAAACGGTCAACCAAAAGACACATTATTTGATTGATTCCTGGTTAGTCGTTATATATAATATCATAATATGAAACTGAGATACAGCGAAGCATTTTATTCTATACAAGGCGAAGGCAGATTCGTAGGTGTTCCAAGCATTTTCCTAAGAGTGTTTGGTTGTAACTTTGAATGTGCTGGCTTTGGACAAGATCGTGGTAATTTTATTGCTACAGATCAAATGCCTTATATGACAGATCCTAAAGGCGACAAAACACACCCAGAAGCATACAAAGACATTTCAGAACTTCCTGTTACACCTGTAGGTTGTGATAGTTCTGCTAGTTGGGCTATGAAATATAAACATTTACAAATGACTAAAAAGGTTGATGAAGTATTTGAACATATTATAAGTTTACTACCTAATGGAAAGTTTAATGAGAAAGAAGATATACATTTAGTTATTACAGGTGGTGAACCTTTATTAGGTTGGCAAAGAGTATGGCCTGAATTAATTGCAATGTGTATGGAAAAAGGATTAAAGAATGTAACATTTGAAACTAATGGAACACAATTAGTTAAACCTGAATTAGTAGAATTCTTTAATGCTAATCATGACAAAGTACATGTAACATGGAGCACATCTCCTAAGTTAAGTCTTAGTGGTGAGAAGAATGAAGATGCTTTGATACCTGATGCTTTAGTTACAATGAACCAAGTTTACAATAGTCATCTATATAATAAATTCGTTGTTAGAGATATGGAAGACTTTAAAGAGGTAGATAAATTTTATCTCACATATCAGAAAAGTGGGGTACAGATAGATGCTGTTTACTGTATGCCTGAAGGAGCAACATTAGAACAACAAACATTAACTGCTAAAGGCGTAGCAGAAGCTTGTATGGAAACAGGATACAAGTTTAGCCCTCGATTACATATCGATTTATTTGGCAACGCTTGGGGAACATGATGAAATGGAAAGACATTAAAGAAACTTTATGGGGACAGAATCCTCAGAAAGATATTGACACTTGGAGAGACCCAGATCCAGATGATGTAACAATAGACAATGCTTACAAAACAAGATGGATTTGGTATCATACAATCCTAGCAGTAGAATTATTTCTAGTAGTTATTATTCAACTGTTAATACTATTTTTATTGGCGGTAAAACTATGACAGGCGACGCAACAAAACTATATGTATCATGGGAAGATATTAATGAACTAGTCTTCAAATTATATAAAGAACTAAAAGATAAAGACATAGACAAAGTAGTAGGTATATCACGAGGAGGATTAATTCCTGGTGTTATGCTTTC